GCATCGTACTAGTAGCCGGTAGGCCCCGTCTGGGGCGTTACAGACACTCTCACACGCTTTACGTGTGTGTCAACCATGCGAGCCTAAGCTCGTAGGTCTACGTGGCCGCTAGTGCGGCCAGCGTCAAGACAGTATGGAGTTCTCAAGAAACGGTGTCTAGCACTGGTTCCCGTGTTGGCGTCCCGTTGTGCTGACAAGGAGAACACTCCTCGCCTGGATTGGTTGTGTCAACCCTGCCAGGTCAGGAGGTGTGTAGGGGTGATTGGGCTGTCCGATGTGGGTAGGTATGTCTTTGTACCACGCTTTGTATTACTATCCTCGATCTGTGTTTTCATGGTCATCATCCCTGTTTGGCCTGCAAATGAGAGGCAGATTGGCCGATAGTCCGTGCATATACAGGTAGATCGAGCCCACTACCCACACTATCCATGATCACACCCTGGCTGCACCCATCTGAGCAGGGGCTCGCTCATCTGAGCGGACGAACCACACCAGAGTAGGACATCGCCAGACACTTGACTCATAGCGCCCAGACTGGGACAACTGACCCGGGGATGCTTAAATCGGGCGAGGTGAGTGAGTGTGAGTCCCACTAAATTTGTAACATAAGGTAAGGGGTATAACCCCTCTTGACCCTTACGTAGGACCATCCTCTATTGTTACAGTTGTGTAACGAAGGTACCCACAGCCCAGTAGTACCAAGGGTTTTGAGTAGTGTGACGTACATCACACTCAAAAAATGTCCTGAAAATGGCAACTGGACCTCTATATAAGAAGTGAGAGACACTATTTAGGACAACAGGGGCAGAGCACCTGCCCATAAGGCAGGGTGCTAAGCCCGACTAAGTCCGATAGTGTACACTAAGAAGGTAAGACCAAAGTTCTGTTCCGAGTCCCTTCTCGGAATCATTCCTCCGTTCAGAGAGGCAGCCCTCAAGGCTGCCGACCTGCTGGAGTCAGGGGTGTGGGGAACACCCACACTTGAGTTGACATAGCACCCTTCGTGCCAATATGCCGAAGGCGAGTCTGGCACAAATTGTGCTAGGGGATGGAAGGGTATGGCAAAGGTATACAAGACTGAAGATGGGAAGATCCTCAAGTCTGACCCGTCGAAGTCCAAGCAGAGGCGTGCCGGACCTGCCAGGAAGAGGCAGGACTACAAGTCCGACATTCAACTCCGCAAGGAGACCTTCGTCAACTATGTGAAGAACGGGAAGACCATCAAGGAGGCCCTTCTAGACATGGGTCTCACTGAGGCTCAGTACAAGTACCTTCGTCAGAGCGATGCCGTGTTCCGTCAGGACATGGATAGGATTCGGCTGATGAAGTCTGGTGACTTCAACGCCGACCTGAACCGTGCTGACATCAAGCCGTTCCCTGAGTGGTGCGAAGAGTATCTAGACACACAGCTCTTCAATCATCACCTTCAGTGGATCGACGTCCTTGAGGGACGTGAGCCACGGAACCTACACGAGAACCAGACGTACATCAAGGGTGAGCCTGAGTTCCTACTCATCAACACGCCTCCCGAGCATGCCAAGTCCACAACGATCACGATGAACTACGTGACCTACAGAATCTGTCAGGATCCGAACATCCGTATCATCATCGTGTCCCAGACTCAGGAGATGGCAAAGCGCTTCCTTCGTGGAGTCAAGGACAGGCTTGCATCGGAGAACAAGAACTACCAGAAGCTTCAGATTGACTTCGCACCAGAGGGCGGCTTCGATGCCGGAGCGGCATCGTGGACGGCTGACTCTATCTACATCAGCTCCAGCACCCGTGACTCCGGAGAGAAGGACCCTACAGTACAGGCCCTTGGTATCCAGGGACAGATCTACGGTTCCCGAGCTGACCTCATCATCCTTGACGACTGCGTGACTGGAAAGAACGCTCATGAGTATGAGAAGCAGATGGACTGGCTCCAGCGAGAGGTCTACAACCGAGTCTCTTACCCTGGTGGTAGGATTCTTCTGGTCGGGACACGGCTATCACCGGTTGATCTTTACGGTGAGATCATCAAGGATGATTACTACGGTGATGAGACGTCTCCTTGGACCTACCTCACGCAACCCGCAGTGCTGGAGTTCGCAGAAGACTCTAACGATTGGGTCACCCTCTGGCCTAAGACTAACCGTCCTCCGGTCTCCATTGCTGGACGATCCCTCGTAACTCAGTATGAGGATGGCCTCTGGCCTATGTGGACCGGCGAGGCGCTACGGAAGCGCCGCGCTTCTATGAGTCCTAGGAACTGGGCTCTTGTGTACATGCAGGAGAGCGTCGTTGAAGACGCGATCTTCCCCATGAAGGCGGTAACAGGTTGTGTAGACGGTATGCGCGCTGCGGGTGTGATGCAGAGCAATGCTCCAGGACATCGTCAGAATGGCATGGCGGGTCTATATGTTGTAGGGGGGTTCGACCCTGCCATGACAGGCAACTCCGCGAGTGTGATTCTGGGAGTGGACCGCATGACGGGAGAGCGTTGGATTCTGGACGTATGGACCAAGGGTCACCTCAAGCCAGATGACATCTTCAACAAGATCAAGGAACAGACTGTCAAGTACGGAGTTCAGGAGTGGCGCATCGAGAAGAACGCAATGAACCTGATGGTCACCCAGAACCGTGAGATTAGGAACTTCCTTGGTAGCCGTGGTTGCGTGCTCAAGGAGCACTACACCGGCAACAACAAGTGGGATGCAGACTTCGGTGTGGCATCCATGTCGATGCTGTTTGACGGCTGGGCTGAGAAGAGAGCGCTTATCCACCTTCCTTCCAGGTCTGCCGACGAAGGAGTCAAGGCTCTGATCGAACAGCTCACCACGTGGGAGCCACTGCCACCGGGCGTGAAGACCAAGAAGAAGACTGACTGCGTCATGGCACTCTGGTTCGCTGAGATTAGGGCACGAGAGATCGTAGGCGAAGTAGACAACGTGTTCCACGTGAACAACCCGTATCAGTCTGAACGAGACAAGAGTAGGACCGTCACGATCGACCTCGATCTGATGGGCATCGCAATGGAGAACGATCCAACAGGATGGTGGGGCGGATGACGGACAAGCTGGGAAGATCTTTCTCTTATCTGCAAGGAGAACTAGTATGATCGAGGGAATCGACGTAGCAGGTTACCAGAGCGAGACGTACAGTGTAACTGGCGTTCAGTTCGTGGTAGTCAAGGCTACAGAGGGTACGGGTTTCAAGAACCCCAAGTACCTGGCGCAGGTCAAGCGAGCGCGCGATAACGCGCTCGTAGTAGGTCACTATCACTTTGTAAACGGCAATGCCAGCATGGATGCTCAGGCTGAATACTTTGTCAAGACTGCAACCGAGAAGGTTGGCGAGTTCCTAGTCCTCGACTGGGAGAACCCTGACGTTGACGACGCCGAGAAGAACGAGTTCATCAAGAAGACCAAGCAGCTTGCACCCAAGCTGAAGGTTGGCCTGTACTGCAACAAGGACTATTGGAAGAACCGTGATCGCTCTAACTACGCGGGCGACTTCCTGTGGATCGCAGATCCTAGTAGCCCCAAGGGCAGGCCGAACATTGATCACGCCTGGACCATCCATCAGTACAGTAGTGCGGGTGGTACCGATAGGAACGTGGCCAACTTTGCCAATCGTGGTTCTATGGCAGTCTGGGCGGGTAAGCCAGTTACGGCTAAGCCCACGCCCGTGTACGCACCTTACCCTGGAGCATCCTTCTTCCGTCTAGGAAAGAAGAGTCCTCTCATTACTGCGATGGGCAAGAGGATCGTAGCCGAAGGATACAAGGGCTACAAGAAGGGCCCAGGCCCTGAGTTCACTCGTGCAGATATTAAGGCGTACGCAGCCTGGCAGACCAAGTATTCTCATGAGCACAACCTTGGCTGGAAGGGTTCTGATCTTAATGGAATCCCTGGCAAGCAGAGCTGGGACGCGCTACGCGTCCCTAAGGTATAAGGAGGTGAGCTATGGCGCTAACCATCGATAACGTCGCTATCAAGGTCGAGTCGCTGCGCCGTGCCGCCGCCGATCGAGACCAGCGCATGAGGGACGTCCATGACGTTCGTTCCGGTGACATCGATACGGTAATGCCTGGTGCCATGCCTGACGCATGGCCCAAGCCTATCGTTGCAAACCTGATCGATACTTCTGCACGTGACATCGCAGAGGTTATGGGCATCATGCCGTCGATCAACTGTTCCGCTGGTATTACCACCACGGACAAGGCCAAGAAGTACATGGGCAAGCGCACCAAGATTGCCAACCACTACGTGCAGTACAGCAAGCTGGGCTCCGGCCATCAGGTCGAGTTCTGTGACAACTACAACACGTACGGTATGGGCATCTACGTGATCGAGCCTGATTTCACTGACAAGATGCCTCGCATCCGTGTCGAGAACCCTATCGGCGTTTACCCCGAGATGGACCTCTATGGTCGCGTCAAGAGCTACACCAAGGTGTGGCGTGAAGAGGCTATCGGTCTCGTCGCCAAGTTCCCTCACCTGCTTCGTGTTCTTCAGTCCAATGAGACTGGTGGCCAGGCGCAGATGGGTTGGGCTGAGCGTGAGATCGAAGTAGTCAAGTTCATGGATGCCGATCAGCTAATCATGTTCCTACCTCAGCACGGCAACCAGGTCATTGAGATGATGCCGAACCCACTGGGCAAGGTGTATGTATCTATTGCCAAGCGTCCTGGCTTCGACCGTGAGATCCGTGGTGCTTTCGATGATGCTATCTGGGTCCAGCTAGCGAAGAGCCGTATGGCCCTTCTCGGCCTTGAGGCAACTGAGAAGTCTGTGCGTGCACCGCTTACGGTGCCACGCGATGTTCAGAAGATGACCTTTGGTGACGATGCGATCATTCGTACTGACAACCCCGACAAGATCAAGCGTGTCGGTGTGGACTTCCCTCAGTATGCGTTCCAGGAAGCTCAGCTCCTTGAGAGCGAGCTTCGTGTTGGAACACGTACTCCAGAGGCTCGATCTGGTAACATGGATGCATCAGTGATCACAGGTCGTGGAGTCCAGGCCCTAATGGGTGGATTCAACACTGTCATCTCCACTGGGCAAAGCGTGATCGCAGCATCTCTGCGCCACGCACTAGCACTCACCTTTGAGATGGATGAGAAGCTATGGCCGGGCGAGAAGAAGACCGTGAGGGGAATGGTACAGGGTGTCCCGTTCGAAGAGACCTACACGCCGTCTAGGGATATCGCGGGTGGATACATCGCCGATGTCACTTACGGCTTTGCCGCAGGTCAGGACCCGGCACGTGCTATCGTTGCGCTTCTTCAGCTTCGAGGTGATCAGCTTGAATCGAGGGACTTCGTACAGAGGCAGCTTCCTATGGACCTTGACGTTGTTCAACTACAGGTTCAGATTGACAACGAGCAGATGACCGACGCACTCAAGCAGGGCATGATGGCGTTCGCTCAGAACATCCCAGCCATGGCTATGCAGGGTCAGGACCCAGTTGACAGTCTCTCCAAGATGGCAAAGCTTATCGAGGAGCGAGACAAGGGAACCGCCTTCCACGACGCCGTCCTAAAGGTCTTCAAGCCCAAGGAGGGCGCACAAGCCCCTCAGAACCCCCTAGACGCCCTCATGGGTGCAGGTGGTCAGGGAGCACCCGGCGGAGCCCCACAGGGGCCTCCAGGGGCTCAGGGGGAGGCACCAGGAGGAAACGCTGGTATGCCGGGACAGCAGCAGGGTCGAGACATGCAGAGTCTACTCGCTGGGCTCACGAGTTCAGGACAGCCGCAGATGTCGGC